AGCCTTATCGTCGTATGCGGATTTTTGCATGAGTTACTCAGTCACCGATATTAAGACTGGTATCTCTAACGCGCTTGCCACGATCCCAGGCTTGAGGGCTTACGCTCAGCAACCAGACAATCTGAATGCTCCGTTCGCTTGGCCTATGTTGGATTCAATCACCTACAACGGGGCAATGCGTGGTGGACTAGTCACCCATATTTTCGTGGTGTCTGTGGTTGTGGGTAGGTCTGCGGAGCGCACAGCTCAGACTGCTTTGGACGGGTATTTGTCCTATGAGGGTACGACTTCGGTTCGTGCAGCGTTGGAAGCGGATCGCTCGTTGGGTGGGGTGGTGCAGAACTTGCTGGTTGAGTCTGCCTCGAATATCTCCACGATGGACGGTAACGATGCGACATATCTGATGGTTGACTTCCGTGTGGTGGTGTACGCTTAGTTGATACGCAATCCTGCGAGCGTGTAGAGTTTCAGTAGTAAATCTTCGAGTGCCGGAAGGCAGGAGTATCCAATATGGCAAAGCAAGTTCTCACAAACGTAGCGGTCACCTTCGGCACAGCTAACCAAGACATCACAAGTTACGTAGCATCAGTAACACTCAACCTGTCAAAGGCTGAAGTTGCTACAACTAGTTTCGGCTCGTCTGGTGCGGTTACCCGTATCGCAGGTCTTGCAGACAATGCAATCACACTTGAACTGCATCAGGACTACCCAACGATTGAGAAGTTGTTCTACGACGCTTGGGCTGCGGGTACTGCTGTACCTATGACAGTCAAGCCAAACGGTACTGGTGCTGCATCTTCAAGCAACCCGCAGTACGCATTCAATGTTCTTCCGTTGACTTGGACTCCTGTTGCTGGTGCTGTTGGCGATTTGGCAACTGCTTCAGTTACCTACCCAATCGACGGTGCAGTAACTAAGACTGGTACTGGCGCATAACTTTTCTTTAACAACCCTTACCTGCGGAGGTAGAAAATGAAGATAGCTCTAGAGATGACTTCTGCTTTGGATCAGTCCAAGCGAACCATCATGGCAACATTCCCTGACTTTATTGCTTTTGAAAAGAAGTTCAGCAAGAGTGTTGCGAAGTTTGAAGCCGAACTAACTTTGACTGACCTTGCATATATTGCATGGCATTCTGAACATCGTCAAAAGAAAACTGGTTTGGATTTTGATTCGTGGATTAACGATGTTGAGACTTTGGAGTTGGGCAACCAAGCTGACGCTGTGATCGTCCCTTTGGAGATCAGTCAGCCCATTGGATGATTGCGTACCTGTCTGTTGAGACAGGTATTGCTCCTTCGGTGTTGCTGGCAGAAGACCCTCGAATGTTGTTCACGATGTTTGCTTATTTGCGTTGGAGAGCAATTCATCTGAACAAGTAGTCTTGCTGTATGGCGGTTTTCGGTAGAGCAGGTCAGGCCACTATTACTGGTGGTAATGATGCGATTCAGATACAAGGTATCTTTGAGTTTCTGCGTGATGCTTCAAAGGCTGACAAACGGTTTGACGGGGAGATGCGTAAGGCTGCACAGAATGTGGCTGAGAACCTAAATCAAAAGGCTAAAGCTGAGGCTGCGACTGTCACCCGTTCAAGTCAGGCGGTTGAGGTGATGAAGGGGATGCGGGCTAGGCGTGACCGTATCCCGACTATCAAGTTGAGTGAGAAGTCTGCGTTTGTTTCTAAGTCCAATCCGAACCGGAAGCGTAAGCGGAAGGTGACCAGGGGTGACGTGTTCTTTGGTGCTGAGTTCGGTGGTCAGGCTCGACCTAGGACGAAACAGTTCTTGCGCCATCGTGGGCGTTCGGCGTATTTCTTTTGGCCTACTGTCCGTAAGGAAAAAGAGAATATTGCTAGGGAATATCTGGACGCTATTCAGAAGGTTTTGAATACCCTAAAAGATTCTTGACTTTGGCTGAGTTTCCTGTACCCTTCTAGGAGGAGGGGTCATGGCAGTTCTGTTCAAGAATGTGAAGTCTATTTATCCGAAGCCGTTGGCTTCGTCTTGGGTGCAGTTGCAAGAGCTGTTGTCGTTCCATGAGGAGAACGCAGTCAAGCAGGCTGGGGCGTTGTGGTCACCGGTTGAGTATGACGCTGGCACTACTAGAGGTAACCGTAATGTCAGGTTTGTTGAGGCCTTGGTTGTGGACATGGACGGTGAAGCGTTTGACGATGCACGTCTTGACGGTTTGGAATGGTTCGCTTATTCCACCTATTCGCATCGTCTAGACGATCCTCACTATCACCTTGTTTTGCCATTAGCGGAGAAGGTGCCTGCTTCGTTGTGGCGTGTGGTGTGGGCTGAGTTACATAACCGTATTGGTTTGGTTGGTGACCCTCAGACTAAAGACCCTGCTCGTATTTTCTATCTGCCTCAACATGCACCGGATCAGCCGTTTGAGTTCCATGAGGGTCATGGTGTGTTGTTGGATTCGTCGCTCAGGTTGGATGTTGAACCTGTTGTCAATCCTGTGTCGCCTCGCTCGAAGCAGGTGCGTCAACCACGTCAGCGTCGTGCTGGTTCAGAGGTGTTGGATGAGGCTTGGTGGAATGCGCCTGTAGATATTTCTCGTTGGGATGGCCTGACAGGGAAGGCTTTATATTCTGCGATGTTGGATGAGTTCAACGCTTTACTGAATGGGCTGTCTGTTATTGAGTAGAATCGTCGCATGGCTGGTGAGCGGACGTTCGTTGTTAAGTTTATTTCTGATACCGCTGCAGCCAAAGCAGGACTGAAACTTCTATCCGGTGACATCAAGGGTTTCGGCAGTCAGGTTTCTAAGACCTCACCTTTGTTTGGTGCTTTGGCGGTTGGGGCTACCGCAGCGTTTGGTGCTATCGCTGTTGGGTTGACTAAATCGGTTAAGGCTGCGATGGAAGATCAAGCATCGCAGGCAGAGTTGCAACGTCAGTTGGAGAAAACCTTTGGAGCGAATGAGGCGTTGACTCAATCTGCTGAGAGGTATATTTCGGTTACACAGCTCCGCACCGGAACCTCGGACACAGAACTTCGTGCATCGCTGGGGACTTTGGTTCGAGCAACAGGTGACCTGACTCAATCCCAAGACCTTCTCAATACTGCTCAAGATATTTCTGCTGCTACTGGTAAAGACCTTGCTTCGGTTTCCTTAGCTTTGGCTAAGGCCAGCCAAGGTCAGTTCACAGCATTATCAAAACTTGGTATCCCGCTTGATGACAACATTAAGAAGTCCAAAGACTTTGAAAAAGTTGTTGGCTTACTGAACGACCAATTCGGCGGTGCTGCGGAAACCGCTGCAAATACTTTCGGTGGACAGATAAAGATTTTGCAAGGACAATTCGGTGAAATTGTTGAAACGATAGGCGCAGCACTTTTGCCATATCTGCAAAAGTTCTCTGAGTTTTTGGTAGAAAATGTTGCTCCATCGATTCAACGCATCACTACTGTTATTGGTGAAAAGGGTTTGCTTGCCGGATTTCAACAACTGAACTATGAATCCAAGGGTGCTGGGTCTGCGATGATTTCAACACTCAAAGCGATAACGGTTGCATTTGCCCTAGCAATCAACGTCATATCCCCGTTTATTTATTTGACAAGAGCTGCTTGGCGATCTGCAACAAACGATTTTTCTGGTGCTTGGGAAGACTTAAAAGCATCATTCAAAGAGCGGATTCCTATTGACCCGTTGATGAAAAAGTTTGATGACTTTGGTAAATCTTTGAATAACTATGTGGTGCGTGGTGTTCCGTCTGCTATTCGAGCGCAACAAGGTCTGAAAGGTTCAGTTGAGGAATTGGCTGGTGATGACACGAGTGGTTTGAAGGGGGCGACGAAGGCCATCGTTACGGCTGAACAAAAGTTGAAGTCGTATGGGGAGTCGTTGAAGAAGTCAACTTCATTACAGCTCAGGTTTAGTGATGCACAGAAGTCTGAGAAAAGGTCGCTCGCCACGTTGACTGATGCCAATAATGATTTGGCTTCTGCTAAGGCTAGGTTGGCTCAGATTGAGCGTGGGTTTGGTGCTGGTTCACCAGAGGCGTTGGCTGCGCAGGCTGAGTTGGCTAAGGCTCAGCGTTCTCAGGAGCGGGCTGTGTATGCGGTTGAGGAGGCTGTGTTCTCGGTTGCTGATGCTGAGAAGAATCTTGCTGAGATTCGTAAAGACCCTGAGTCGTCTGCGATGGATATTCGTCGTGCTGAGATTAACTTGGCTGAGGCGAAGTTGTCAGTTGCGGATGCTACCGATTCACAAACTGAGTCGACTAAGGAATTGAATGACCAGCAACGATTGCTTAATGATGCGATCTTCGGTGCGACTGTTGGTTCCATTCTTTACGACCAGGCGTTGCGTGATGTTGAGGATGCGACTCGTCAACAGGTCTCAGCGTATGAGGCTTGGGAAGAGGCGGTCACAAATACAAAGAACGCTCAGGAAGAGTTCAATGCTTCCTTGCAGGCGACAGTTGATTTGATTAAGAAGTACCCAAAGATTTTGGGTGGGATGCCTAACCCGATGGCTATGACTACTGGCGCACAAACCTTGGCTAATAGTGGCGTGTATCAACCTGGTGGTGCTTTTGGTATGCCGAATGTGAATATCGAGGTGAACGCTGGGTTGGGTGCGAGTGGTATTGAGGTGGGTCAGGAGATTGAGCAGTATTTGAAGGAATACTTGAACTTCACCGGTGGACAGTTCTCGTTTGGTTCTATCGGTTCTATCTTCTAATGGCTAGGACTGCGGTATGGGGGGAAACCCTTAAGGTCAATTTGGATGTCGGGTTTAAGGCCAACATCTTCAAACTAGATTCCAGCCTTCTTGACGGGGTTGACACCCTTGAAGGTTCGACAGAGTTCGTAGATATTACTGAGTATGTTCAGAACATCACGATCAATCGTGGACGCACCAATCAGCTAGACACATTCAATACCGGAACGCTTGCCATCCTCGCTGATGACCGTGCATCTGGCAGGTCATTCGACCCGTTGAACACAGACTCACCTTGGTATCAGGGGGATTTGGGTGTTGCTCCACGTCGAGAGATTGAAGTTTATGGTGGTTCGGCTGGAACGGCTGCGATGTTCAAGGGTTACATCTACGACTTGAACATTGAATACGATGAGCCACAGTTATCTTCAGCACAGATTCTCGCTGTTGACGCTTTGGCACAGTTAGCCCAGACCAACCTTGTCGGATTCAATCCTTCGCAGCAGCTCACGTCTGAGCGGGTTGACGCAATCTTGTCGAGGAATGAGGTGTCGTGGTCGACTGCGTTGCGTGAGATTAACCCTGGGTTGGCGACGGTTGGAACGGTTGCGTATGAGGACAATACGAACGTGTTGGAGGCTTTGCAGGCTTTGCAGGTTTCGGAGAATGGTCGGTTCTATGCGTCGCGTGATGGGATGTTGGTGTTTGACCCTCGTGTGCAGGTTTCGTTTGGGACGGCTGTGGCGGTGTTGGGTGGGACTGCGGTGACTGATATTCCGATTCGTTCGTTAAATAATTTGTATGGTGCTGAGACTGTGTTGAACCGTGTTTCGGTTCAGGTGCAGGGTTCGAGTGTGTTGAGTGTTGTGAATGGTACGGCTTCACAGGCTGAGTATGGGATTAAGAACTTTGCTCTAAACAATTTGCCGTTGGTGAATGATGCTGCTGGTTCGGCTTTGGCTGTTGCTTTGCTTGATAGGTATGGGGAACCAGAGGTGGTGTTCAATGAGACAAGTGTGTTGTTGAACGGGTTGTCTTCGGCTCAGCAGGAGTTGATGGCCTCGTTGGAGATTGGCGATATTTTGGCGGTGGAGAAACGGTTCGCTGTTGGTACGCCTTCGGTGGTTCGACAGAACGTGGTCGTTGAATCCATTCGACATCAGATCGCCCCGTCACGGCATGAAGTGTTTTTAGGGTTGGGTCAGGTGCAGTTGGTATTGCCGTTTATACTTGACACCAGCGAACTAGACGACGCTACTTATGCACTAACATAGGAGACACTATGGCAGTTAGACCATCATTCTTACCTGGTGATACCCTCACCGCAAATAACATGAATATCTTGGCGAATAGCCTTGTTTCAATTAACGCTCAGACGGGTACGGCCTACAACGTAGGTACAGCCGATGTAGGCAAACTCGTTACTTTGAACAATGCGTCAGCTCAAACCATTACCATCCCAGCGAATGCTTCCGTAGCGTTCGCCATTGGTGACCAGATCAACTTCCTTAACTTGTCTACCGGCACCGCAACCTTCGTTGCTGGTGGTACAGCTGTGATTCGATCTGCTGGAGGCAAACTTAAACTCACAACTCAATACGCTGTTTGTACCGTACTCAAGTGGGATACTGACGCTTGGGTGATGGTCGGCAACGTAAGCGCATAACGTCATGCAAATCTTTGCTGGAGTGGGTGCAGGTGCATTGGCTGTTGAATATCTTGTTATTGCTGGTGGTGGTGGTGGTGCTGGAGCAGTAAATAGCAACTTAGGCGGTGGCGGTGGCGGTGCTGGTGGATATCGCACAGGTTCAGGATTTGAACTTCCTCCCTCTTTTACCGTGACTGTTGGTGCTGGTGGTGCTGGGTTGGGGGCTTCTAACTCAGGTAATGGTACAAGCGGCGTTAATTCTGTTTTCTCATCTATTACTTCTACCGGCGGTGGTGGTGGTGGTGCATATCTAACAACAGGTGCTAATGGTGGTTCGGGTGGTGGTGGTGGTAGTGGTACTGGTTCATCTGTTGCAGGTGGTACGGCTTCACCAAGCGGACAAGGTAACAATGGCGGAAATGGATTATACGGTGGCGGTTCATTACCAACGGGCGGTGGTGGCGGTGGCGCAGGTGCAGTAGGTGGCAACGGTTCAGGCTCACTTGCTGGTGGTGTAGGCGGTGCGGGTTTAGCCTCATCAATTACTGGTTCATCTGTTACTAGAGGTGGTGGCGGTGGGGGTGGCGCACAAAACCCTGGTGCTGGTGGTGCTGGTGGCGGTGGTGCAGGTGGCGAAAGTTACACTCCTGATGTTTCGCCAACTGCAGGAACAGTAAATACAGGTGGTGGTGGCGGTGGTTTTGCTGTGTCAGCATCTAGTGGTGGTGGTGCTGGCGGTTCGGGTGTTGTAATTATTGCTTACCCAGATTCATCTCCTGCATTTACTTCTATCGGTGGTGGACTGACTTATTCGGTTTCAACTGTTAGTCGTGCTGGATTCCGTGTTTACACGTTTACTGCTGGTACAGGAACGGTGACTCTCTAATGGCACACTACGCATTTCTCGATGACAATAATGTTGTTACCGAAGTTATTCCAGGTAAAGACGAATCAGAATTGATTGACGGTTTAACACCTGAAGAATGGTATGGGAACTATCGAGGTCAACG